GAGATAGTGGCAGAGTAACCCCAGTAGAAAAAGTATTACCTAAACCAGCAACGCCTGTTTTGCCGTAGTAAGAACCAGCAGCGACTGAAGCTGTTATAGTCTCCGCGTCTTCTGCAACTAACCACTTGTACGTACTACCTTGTTTGCCTAGGACAGTTTTTGTTGCCCCTGTTACAACTACCAGAGCTGCGACTTGAGCATCATTTAACGGTACTCCTGAACTGTTACAAGGAGCCTCGCTAAATCGAACGGTAACAGAACCCGTCTGGTTATCTACAGTAACTTTAGAAGAAGGTGCAAGTTCTGGTTGTACAATAGAACCAAAACCGGTAGTACCTAAAACAGCAGCATCAGTAGCGACAGTACGGAACGCCCCTGTGGGTACAACTACTTTTAAATATTTAGTACCACTAGTCGGTATAGGCAACGCAGGTACTGAAGCAGTCCATATAGCAGGATTTCCGGTAGCTATTACGTTAGTCATACCGGGGTTAGCTGTAATCAAGGATACGCTATCCGAGAGTACTACGGGAGTAGAAAACGTGAAAGTCACGGCACCAGTAGCTGCGGCTACTACCACACTTACTGTAGCAGGAGCAGGCGTAGGAGTGGTGTAAGAACCAGAAGTTGTTTTCGCTGCGCCTGTATTGCCAGCTCTGTCAACATAAGACCCCGCAGGGGTTTGTACGGTGACGGTAGTAGTAGAACCTGAAGGGGCAAGCGAAGGATTAAACTTGCCTACCCATTTCATAGGACCGTTAGAAAGCGACGCAGATAACTGCTCGGTTCGTTCCGCTACCGCAAGTAATTGGGTAACCAACGCCAAGTCCATTGATTCAATCACAGCTTCCGCAACAGTTTCAATAGACGCTTCTACGCGCTCGATTTCTAGCGATAGCACATAACCCATGTTATCAGTGATATTGTACAATTCAGCGTACTTAGCGTCTAATTCACCATTTAAATTAGTTACCGTAGTACGAATGTCGGTGATAGCACCGTACAGTGTACCTGACGGAGAATTCAGTTCAGAAGAAATTTGATCAAGTGATATCGCAACTGCTTGCGAAGCAGTTACTTTAGTGATATCAAGTTCGATAATTTGCGCGTTAGTACTGGCTAAACTAGCATTAAGAGTAGCTAGCCGAGAAGATATAATAGAATCAATTGTAACATCAATGTTAATCAATTCTTCATACTGGTTTTTAGCGACGTCCAGTTCACGTAAGGCTTCTAGAATAGAAGTTTTTAGTGTACTTACGTCTAACAGTGCGCTGTCTAAACTAGTGTTTACGATATCGTTTATAAGGTCTACCATCCACGCAGGAGTCTCACCTGCTGAGACAGTAGCAAAGTAGGCATCGCCTACAATAGCGTACTCGCGTTTACTGCCCGTGACCACGTACGATGTATCAACGTCAAGGTCTACTTGACTTGTCGTTGTGTGGACACAAACGTCCTTAGGGACGATCTCTGTAGAGATTAGTTCTACTTCATTAGTCAACATACACCGAGTTTACCCGTGCTAAGAATTCACCGTTAACAAGAGTACTACATACCAACGTAAGTGAATACACAGGACGTAAGTAGAATCGATCTTCTTTACCACCTCGATCACGAGTCATTGCAGTTGTTTCACTCTGTGTATAATCCAGACGTACTCGTCCGTTTAACGCTGATTCTACAACAAGACTTTTTGTACTTACGATGGCATCAGTGGTAAGATCTCTGAGAATACCTACAAAGGTATCCCCAGAGTCTATCTCGATAGGTAAAGTGCTGCCATTGGCTTTTATAGTGAAAACAAAGGTGTTATCAACACCTCGTGTGATAATAAATCTATCATTTACAGCAGTTCCACCACAGCTCATTACAGCTCCTTACGCTTATTCAGCTTGTTCGTATTGAATGGTATAACGAGGACGCATCACCATCGTAGAGATTGACGGATCAGCCGCACTCTTAATATGTTGAGGAATACGTAATTCTTTCAATACGTTTAAATGACCTTGTCGTACTTCTACACGCTCATTCAAAGGAAGAATGACTGTACCTAAGTCAAAGTACTCATTACTCGCAGTAACGGTAAGTGTAGTTGTTAGGTTATTCACGCGAGAATCGTTATCGATAATGGTAACAATTTGGGTTTTTTCTGCTTCACGTCGCTGTTTCTGTACATAAGCTTGAAAACTAGTGGTATTCTCTACCTCAAGGGCTTTAGCTTCTTCAGCTTCAGTCACTTCTACTTTAGCTGTTACTACAGACTCCGCGCTTGAAGCGGTATAGTGTGCTTCAATTTTTTCAGCTAGTTTTTCTGCCGAAATATCTGATCGAAAAGAAAGACCAAGTTGTGTAGCTTCAATTTTTAATTCATCAATTGTTTTAGACATGTTCTAATTCCTATGAGGTTATTTAGATGTTAATTACTCACCGCCTACTAGACAGTGAGTAAAGTGTAACATAAGATTTGGTAAAAAACACCCTTGATGCTATCTCGGGTGTTAAATATTAAGCACTTGCAGCAACCAGTACTTTCAACAACTTCTCTTCTTCGAGGATCAAACCCGCGTAGAAGAAGTTATATGAGAAGAAACCAGAGGTACCATAAGGGTTAGTATTAGTAACATCTGATGGAGAACGTGAGTGGAACACCACTTTATCATGGCCCTTCAAACCTACAGATGCGAATGCACCTTGAGTTGGGAACAGGATTGGGAACACGTCGAAGTGACCACGATCACCAGCGGTTGCTGAAGCTAAGTTGGTAGCACCGGTAATGGACAAAGTACCAACATAGTTCTGTGGAGGAACAGCACCAGCACCACCGTAAGTAGCCATACCTTCAGCTTCTACGAAACGCACTTCATGCATTGCACCAACTTCACCTTCTGCCAAGTTACCTGCAGCGGCATACTTATGTACGGGAATATACACATACTCTTTCTCGTAAGAAGCACCACGAGTCAAAGTTTCCAAGTCTGCTTTAACATCTGCGCCGATGATAGCGTAGTAGGCTTTCGCTACAGTACGGGTATCGATCTTAACAGAGCCTGATACAACTTCGGTGTTCTTTTTCGCACGGTTACGAAGCAAACGACGGGTCGCTTTACGCAACAGGTCATAAGATACGCGGTAAATGTCGTCTTGACTGCCGTTAGCAGCAATACCACCACCTACAGTACCGGCACTAGTAGCAGCACCTGCGTACAATACGGTAGGAGTACCCAACATATCCATCATGATAAGGTCTTCGTGACGGCTGTTAGCCAAAGCGCCCAACTCTTCACGGTAACGAGTTTGAATCACGTCTTCCGAAAACAATTCAACTTCGTCGGTGTAGTTAATCATCTCACCATAACGGTTAAGAGTAGTTTCTACAGTAACTTTTTGCAAAGTACGTTCATTTACTGCACCAGCGCCTTCTGCCAAACGAGCGTTAGTAAGAGAAGTAGTCACTTCATCGGCTGTACGGGCGGTCAAGTAACCTTTTGAAGCAAAGTCGCCAGCTGACTTAAGACGGTCATACATGTTCAAGAACTTGCTGATCTTAAAGGTCTTACCATACTTAGTAGGCATAGACTTCTTGTCAGAAAATTGCTGAAATACGTTGACACGGTTAGCAGCTTTAATACCTGCGCGGTCATAAAAGTGGGTAATAGTGTTAGCACCAGAAGTACTGTTGCTGCCATTGCAATAAACATGTTGTGTCATAATTTAAATCCTCATTTATCCATTTATACGTTTGTACCACTCTTCGAAGTCTTCCTCACTTGCATCCAGATAGTTTGTTGATCCAGATGGTTTAGAGGCAGTTGCCGAAGGAGCCGCTGCTTTACGTGCCTGAGCAGCTTGAGTACCTACTTTACGTTGGGTCTCTTGCGCTTTAGCTGCCGCAATGCGAGCTTGTGTAGCTGCTTCTGCTTCTGCACGAGCATTAGCCGTAGCTGTTTCTCGTAGGTTAGCTTCGCCTGTGGCGAGTTCGGTGTAATACTGTCGAGCACCTGTCATGTAGTAATCAAAGTCAGTCTGCCGACCACCGTCAAACACTTTCAGCTTCTCAGCGATGCGTTGGACTTTTGCATACACACCACTTTTAACGTCGTTGTGTAGTAAGCGGATCTTTTCAGGATCTGTACTTAAAGTGTTCCATGAAGCTTCGTCCCAATCATTGGTCAGAACTCGGCCTGTTACAGCATACTCTGGGTCTACTTTAATACTGTCTAGTACATCTTGTAGAGCAAGGGTACGACTATCTCTGCCATAGTCATTAGGAGTATAAGTTGCACTGGCATCAGTATTCAAATCGAGGGCATCAACGCCTGTTCGTTTTAATAGCTGTGCAATTGCCGCTTTGTCTCCTTTCAGTACATCAATCGCGAGATTTACATCATCATGACTGAGCTTAGCGCTTTCGATTGCATCAATCGTTTTACGCCAAGGAGCGATTTGCTGCATCTTTTTGGTGTAGTCCATCGCTTGTCCAAACACTTTTGGGAACTGAGAACGCATCTCTTCATCAGTGATTTCGTACTCTTTACCATTAGCTTTAAACCTGTGTACTGTAGGTTCAGTTGTTAAGGTATCGGTCTTAGCTGGTTTCTGATCTTTATCATCAGTTTCATCAGCTTTTGTGCCTTTATCCTCACCTTCATCACCAACGTCTGGGCCAGAGTCTTGTCCATTGCCAAGTTGCTCAGTACCGTCGTTATTTTTTTCATCCGTAGATGGACTATTGTCGTCACCTACGTCTTCAAAACCATCTTTGTCAACGTCTGTACTCTCCGTACTATCGTCAACGTTACTGGTATCATCTTCAACTGACAGATCAGGAGCTTCTTGTCGTTCAGCTTTCGCAGCTTTAAACGCAGCTTCAAGATCGTCATCACTCATGTCATACAGGTCGCTCATAATCATCTACCTCTTATTCGTCATCGCCTGACTCATCCGAAATCGGAGCGCCAAGGTTACGGATAGTGATAAAATAGTCCTGTAAGCGAGAGATAGCCACCAGTTCTTCCATAATTTCAGGTCGTGCACCACGCTGGATAACACCTGCGTTTGCTAACATACTTACGCTATTAACAGCTTTGTCCTGAAAGTAACCATCGAGAATCAAAAGTTGAAAGTCTGGATTATCGTATAAACGTGATAAAGCTTTGTATTTATCAATCCATTCTTTGTTTTCAATTTCTACTAAATTTGTGTTTTCGTCTACTTTGTCTAGGTTATTCATAAAGAATCCTTTGTTAGGTTATGTATTAGTGAATAGTTAAGTCTATCACGTACTTATATACTATATCATGTGTATAGGTACGTGTAAAGTCATTATGCCATAGTAGTTGCAGCAAGTCCACCACCCATGGCAGCAGGGGCTGGAACGTTAGGATCGGTCTTACCACCTGCAGGGGCTTGTGAGAGTACGATCTCCATGGCTTGTTGTAGTACTTCAGGAGGAACACCCTCATCAAGTAACATTTGTGGGTCTGCACCTTCCATTAATAAACGTACCACTTCTGCGATAAGTTCATTGCCTGACTGTGCTGTGCTTGCTAAACCTTCTTCTTCCATATTAACCTCTGTAGTTACGTTCTAGTTGTTGACGAACCAGTGAAGGATTTGGAGTCCCAAACTGGCTATTTAATAACGCGTTAAATCTGTTAGGTTCACGGAACGTAGCTGCTAGTCCATCAGTAGGTACGCTCTGTAAGACAGGTTGTGTTACCACAGCAGGTGTGGTTACAACACTGTTTTGTTGGCTCTTTAGACTGTTTATAAAACTCATCTAGGAACTCCTAAATTTTTATCACCCAACTTGGCTTGTAGTACGATGGTATCTAGTTCATGTAAACGGTCACGTTCAAATTCAGCATCTTTACGTTGACCATCAACGTCTTCGTCTTTACGTAAGAAGTCCATGTCAATATTGTCAGCTTCACTATGAGTTTTACGTGCTTTAGCTTCTTCAGTTGCAGTACGCATTTGAAGCAACATCATGGTGTATTTAGCTTCTTCTGCACGAGCTTTGCTGAAACTTGTATCCGCAGCTAGTTTAGCGATTTCATTCTCTAACTTCGCAACTTCAAGTTCCTGTATACGTTGGGCCACTGGATCAACTTGTGGTTCAAACTCACGCATACGTTTAGCTTGTTCTGGCATACGCATCAATTCTAAAATATCAGCCATAATACCATTACGCAACTTAGGATCAGCAGCTGGCCCAATAGTTTGGAGCAAAAAGCTTAACTCTTGAGCTTTAGCTGCGTTGTCTTCAGCAGTTGATACAGCAATATCAATGTCAATACGGCCATCAAGGTCATCTCGACGGATAGGGACAAACTGTTCGTTAGTAACACGAATAACTTCTTCTTCTTCTAAGAAGGCGGAGTTATACGATAACCACTTACGTAGTAACGGTTTTACTAAGTTTTCTGCAATATTACGCACAATGTTCATACGCCTAACTGCGGTTGCATCCATAGCCCCTCTAGCTGCTGTTGCACTAGGTCCTAGTGATGAGCCGGTAATACCGCCACTGAAGCTTTTAACCCCAGTTAAACTTTCAATTTCGTTGTTCATCAACCCCAGCACATCAAACGCACTTCCGGGAATACTGTTATAACTGCCTTGCCAGAAGTCTTGTGGAGTACCGTTAAACTCAAAGTTACGACCTTGCAGGTATCTAGCTTTGTTCGTAGGATCAAGAGCACCTTTACGAATACCAACTTGACCGTTCGTAGATTGAGCCATGTTATCCATGATACCGCGAAGAACTGCGGTCTTAACCTTTTGGTTATCACCTATTAGTTCAGCGTTAGCTTCACCGTTTAAACGGAAAGGTACACTATTGAACGGTACAACTAAAAAAGGAGGACGTTTGTCTGGATAAGGATTTGTTTCCATACGTATGATAGTACCGCCTACCCACGCACAGACAATAGCTTCAGCTACACCATCACCATCAACGTCATAGTTACCCCAGTATTCGTAAACTAGAACTTTTTTACGTGGAGCATCCTGAAACTTAAACAAGGTTTCATCTTCTGCTTCAAAATCTGGTTCGTACGCACTATCTTCACCGGACTTCGCGAGTTTTTCAATGTTTTTGTATCTGCCATCTTTTTTAAGAGCAGAAGTATCTGTTTCATACCGATAAACAATAAACTGAGCTTTATCCAACTCGTCCATGCAGGTAGGGTCTAAAAAGATATCTTCGTTACGACAAATTCGTGCTGTAGGTTGATTCCGTACAGTCACTTGTTCTTCTACTTCTTCTTGTACGATGTACTCATAACCATCCTCAGCACGTTTAACAACGTCAGCTAGACGGGTA